CTGTAGCAGAAGCTGTAGAAGAGTATGTAGAAAGAGCTGTAGAGAACGCAGACGTAGAAAACTACACACTTGCTGACGTAGTTACAGAGGTACAGTACGAAGCATTCTTAGAAAACCCGATAGAAACATTTGTAGATTTAGATTTTGAAGGAGTAACTATAAGTAACATAGGAGATGATATGACACAAGACCAAAAAGAAAAAGCACAGGAGGTCGTAGTTCCTGTAATCTTGACTAGAATAGCTAGTATGGCAGCTTTTGTATTTAGGAGAAGTCTATGATTAACAAGCTATGGACCTGGTTTGTAGCCGCAATAAAAGAAACACTTAACCTTAGTTGGACTTTGGTTGGTTTAATTATTGCTACTTTGACTCTTACCGGGAGTGCAAGACAAATCACAGGCGTTGCTACTATAATAACATTAGCTATTTGGTTATTGACAATTAGCTTTAGAAAAGGAGACTAAATGGACTGCTGTGGTAGTGGTTGCTGTGGTGGTAAGTAATGTGTACAACTTTTGTTAATGAAGAAGGTACTTACATTACGATATGTAACGGAGAATATGGAGGTATAGGTGAAGTTAACTGTAGTTAGAACACAATTCGGAACAGATGCAACAAATGGTTTGCTATTTATAAATGGAATCTTTGAATGTTATACATTAGAGGACCAGTATCAAGCGGTAAAGGTAATGCACGAGACTTGCATACCAGAAGGAACTTATGATATTAAGTTTAGAAAGACTGGTGGTTTTCACGCAAAGTACACAGAGAGGTACAAGAACGCACACTATGGTATGTTACATATACAAGATGTGCCTAACTTTACCTACATTCTTATACACACTGGCAATTCGGACGAACATACATCCGGTTGCTTAATTGTGGGGGAGACACAACAAGATTTAGATATATCTAAGGATGGATTTATAGGTAGTAGCACAGTGGCGTACAAGAAAATGTATGCAAAAGTGGCAGGTCAGTTACTTCAAGGTAAAGATGTGACCATAGAATACACAACAATAAACAAATTATTAGAAGGTCAACAAGATAATAAAGCTAAAGAACACACAGTATTAGCTAACACAGTTTATGAAAAATTAGAAGAAATAAACGGAAATGTTTTGATAGGTAATGCTATGTTAAAAGGGAGATTAATTCAATAATGTTTGAAAGATTTAAAAGAGCAAGAAACCAGGATGGTACATTCAAGAAGGATGTATGGTGGACACCTTGGTCCGATTCGTGGGAGTATAGAATGAGCGAAGACCTCAAAGATATGCTTGAGAGAACTGGATGGACCTTCATTGAAGCGTTTATTGGTGCGTTAACAGTTGCTCCACTAGTTGGTGTAGAGGCTGAGACAATTCAGCTTGCTGCATTAGCTGGCGGTGGTGCTGCACTAGCAGTTATCAAGACATATGCAAAAAAACAAATAACTAAGTAGCTGAAAACGTCATAGTCCTGTTGTATAATGGATTAACAAGCAGAAGGGCTGCATATGACAAAGAAAAAAGACTTAGGTAATAATTACTTTCGTTCTGGATGGCAACCATCAGCAGAGATTGATGAACAATCTGGTCTAGGCGAGATAACACACGTAGGAACTGACCCTGATTACAGGAATAAATTTGATTCTATTTTACAAGAATGGGGCTTCAATCCTGAGCACTATGAAATAGATGGTAAGGTAAAAGCTAGTTCCTGGATGACCCAAATGAAGGGTGGTAGAGTTGAAACGTTCTACGCCTTCAAAGGTATTGTAAGACGTAAACATCCTGCTCGTGATGAGTGGTTTGCTGTGTTATTAAAAGATGTATCAAAGAAAAAACCACTAAAAAAGAAAAAGATTACTAGCAAACAGGCATTCATATGGTGTATGAGTGATTGGCAGCTAGGTAAAGATGACTACGGAGTAGAAAATACCCTTAAACGCTACGATTTAGCCCTTCAGAGAGGAGTAGAGCAGGTTAAGGCACTGGGTGGCGTAGATGAAATTTATTTGCTGTCTATGGGCGATTTAACAGAGGGTTGCTACGGATTTTATGACTCTCAGCCATTTAATATATCACTTACACTACAACAACAGTATCACCTAGCAAGAAAATTAATTATGAAAACAGTTGATACATTTTTACCGTATGCAAACAAGATTGTACTCTCTGGAGTCCCAGCGAACCACGGAGAAATGTCTCGTAGTGGTAAAGGTCAAGTAGTCACCAACAGATTAGACAACTCAGATACTATGCACATAGAAATATGCGGTGAGATTATGGCACAGAATCCTAGATACAAAAAGGTTACTGTATCTGTACCAGAGGGATTTCATCACACACTAACTATCAAAAATTTAACACTAGCTTTCAGCCACGGACATATGCACGCAGGCGGTTCGGGTCCAGAAGGTAAGATAATGAAATGGTGGCAAGGTCAGATGTTTGGTCACTTACCGCCAGGAGAAGCAGACATCTTAATTACTGGTCACTTTCATCACCCAAGACTTATGCAACAGGGTAATAGAACTTGGATGCAGTGTCCATCTATAGATGCAAGCACAGATTTCACAGCACGCACTGGTATGTGGAGTAAGCCAGGAGTCTTATGTTTTACTATAGATAAAGATGGCTGGGATAACTACAAGATAGTTTGATTACTCTTCTTCTGCGTTTGCTGTTGTAAGTATCTGTATGTTAGGAAGTATCGCAAGTAGTTGTTGTTGTCCACTTGGTAACAAAATACTTTTACCCATAAACAAAGGAACTTCCTTATCGTTTCTTCTGTTTAATAACTCTGCAATCAACATTCCTTCTGTTGCTTTGCTCAACATTGCATCTATCATTCTTTCTCCTTTATGTCTGTGTCAAATACCATTGTACCTAACTCATCTGCTCTTTTAATTAATCTTCCAACAAGCTCTACACATTGTGGAACTACAGCATTACCTAGAGCTGTAAGTTTTTCTTTTCTACCTTCGTAGTTTTCCATAGACCTAGGCATACCTACTTCCCACATATCGTAGTCTTTATCAAAATAAACTTTTGGGTCTTCGCTTAATTGTTTTTTAGGATTGTTACCCTCAATAATTCTTTTTATAGATGGTCTTTCAGAACTTGTGAGAGGTGTACCAAACTTATGCTTGTTGCTTTTCCATTCAAATGATTCAAGTGTTGTCATTTCTTTATCGTATTTTATTTCAGATAAAAAAGGTTTTATCTTATTCCAATCCTCTATGTTTGGATAACTAAATCCTGATGTGTCATATCTAAACCAATGTTCTATTGTAGATTGTTTTATATCTGTACTGTCACATAATTCTTTTATTGAAGTAACACTTCTTAAATAATCTACAAATGTTTTCTGCTCAGGTAGGTCAGGACGCTTCATCATTATGTGGTCTTTGTACTTATCAAACAGTTCAGGATTATTATTTATATCATCCATAGCAACTTGGTCAGCCAAAGTTATCTGTACTGATTCTCCTGATGCTCTTGTGTTTTTACCTTGCAATAATTTAGTTGCGTGTTTTAAAGCATCCTCTTTTCTATCAGCCGTTGTAGGTGTCCTCCAATTATTAACATTACCTGTCCACACATTAACTAAACCTAATCTAGCCATCCATCTGGGAAACCCATAAGCCGTGCTACCCATCCATAGTTCAGTCTCTTCCCTATCAAGTCTGGATTCTTCTCTCCCATATCCATCTCTAATGTTGAGCCGTGCTTCCCTGCTTTGACTGACGGAGCTTGTTTGTTTATTGGCTTCGTTGCTTGACTTGCTCTCGGTGTTGAGTACTGAGTTATCTTGGGATTCTCTCGTAGATTTCCTGTTGACTTTCTCTTTGACTTCTTCTCCTTGTCGCCTCTGTATAGTGCGTTCTCTAGTGCCTTGCCTGTTCGTGGGTTCAAGTAATCCATTGTGTTCGGTGTCTCCCAAGGTTCCAACTCCGAAGAATCTTTTTCTAAGGTGTGCTGCACCAACTGTTCTTGCTGATATAACTTGCCATTCAAATCTATAGCTCCTGCTCTTGGCAATATCTTTGATAACTCTTTCAAAGGCTTTCCCTTTGTTTGCTGTAAATATTCCTGGGACATTTTCCAAGAGGAAGTATCTTGGTCGTAATACATCAATAAATCTCCATACTTCATCCCATAACCATCTTTCATCCATCACTCCTTTTCTTGTGCCTGCTACAGACACAGGTTGGCAGGGAAATCCTGCAGTTATAATATCTACCTTTGGTAAATCCAAAGGGTTAATTTCTTCAACACGTTTATTTATTATTAAAGTGTTAGGAAAGTTTTTTTCTAGTACAGAGCAGCAGTACTCATCCATTTCTATCATCCACTCCGTTGATGTAGATAATCCAGAACGTTCAAGTCCGTACTCTAACCCACCAATACCACTAAACAAACTACCGATTTTCATTAATACTTCTTCGCATAGTTTTCATATAAGTAACCTACCTCTTTCATAATTGTATCTGTGTCAACAAACTCCGTTGTCCTTGGCATAGGTTTTGATTGCCACTTAAAATCATAATTAACTTTAATTAAGTTAGTTATGTTCCAGGTCATAATCTTAGTTCTATACTCTGTAAGATATATAAACTCTTTGTCAAGTTCTTTAGCTTTCTCTGTGTTGCTATCAAACTTTTTCTTTTCTATCATCCACGGGTTGTAATGTTTATCTCTTGATTTAATTTCAATGATATAATCTTTGTTTTCACAATCATAACTAGAAAATATATCCTCGCTTTCAATAAGCTCATCCATAAACGGAAACAACTTATTGATGTACTGTATAATTTCTCTTTGAGTCATACTCAATTACGTTCTTACAATCCATACACAACCCGTTAATAATAAATGTTGGCTCACCAAACAAATCATATTGACCTATGTTGCAACTACGACAACGCATCTTTCAACTTATCAATCATTTGACTTGCATTACCTTTGGTTGCTTCTCCACTTGCAAGATACTGTTTTGCTTCTGCTGCTAGTGCATCTTGCTTATCATCAACAGCTTGTGTGATTAAACTCTCTATAAATTTAATCTGACCCTCACTTATTGGTTCTTGCATCCAAGGACCTTCTTTTATTTCTCCCATATCTTTGTCTTCCTCCATTTCTTGAGCATTTAATATGCTCATAGTGTTATTAATTACTTCTGAGTTGTTAGCCATTGTCTCAAAATCATCCTTAAATTTTTTGACATACACATCAATCTTTTCTAAAAACAAATTGATAGTTGCATCATCCCAGGTTGTAACGTCTTCTGATACTTTATTAGTAATAGTAAAACGTTTCATTGTTGTGTTGTAAGACTCTTTTGCAAAAACTTTGTCATCATTACAGTAAGCCAACACAAGATTTTTTAATGCACCCTCTGTGATTTTAGAAGTCTGCTTCCCAATCTCGGGTGCTTCCTCTTTTTTTGTTGGCGGTTCTTTAGAAACCTTTGACATTTCCTCCTTGCTTGGTCTTGCTTTTTTATTTCCTTGATACTTCCAATTAGCCAAGGCTCTACCAATAGCACTTGTTTCACAATTCTCCATCCAAGATGTCCTGTTAGCACCACTTTTATCATCTTGATATTCTTGTGCCATACCCGTTGCTTTTGGTTCTGTATCATCTTTGTTCTCATAGACTTCAGCAAAACAAATAACCATCATTCCGTCTTCGCTTTTTTCTATAAGTTTTGTCTTTACTTTACCGTCTGGATTTTCTTTCCAGAACTTTTTTAATCTAACTTCTACTACTTCGTAGTCGTCTGGGTTATATCCCATTTTATGCCTTCCTTCCTTTACAAATGTAATGAACCATTTGTCTTGAGATACCACAGATTTCACCAAGCTTTATCATACTTACGTTGTGTTCGTGATATAACTTACTGATAATCATATTCCTAGTATCAATCCAAGTCTTTTCTAAATCTTTAATTGAATTTAACTCATTCGCACATTCGTATATAGCTTTCATCAATGTGTCGTACTCTTGTTTCATTTGAGTTGTCGTAATGTTTTCTCTTGCAATATCTAACAACTCATCAACCTCTGTCATTGACTACTCCTTTCTAATTATTTAATTGTTATAAAGTGTTATCTTCTTTTTGTGCCGTAATAAGATACGTTCTACCTTGCTTATCTCTACCGGTAACACGTAACTTCATACGTTTGCAATATCGTTCTGCATCTCTTGTTGACTCAAACGGTATCACGTTGTTGTGTACGAGAACGGCTATTTGGCTGCACTCATACGGCACGTCAAGTATATTTGTACTCATACCCTTAATCTTAGTCAATCTGTTTTACAATGTAGAGTCTTTTTACAAAATATATTTGACACTAAAAAGCCCTGCTCAATCGGGTTGGAACAGGGCTAATTAGCTACGTACCATACACAAGGGGTATATGTTACTCTTCTAGAACTCCAAACACTCTTGCAAGTAGTAATTCGTCTTCTAATATTTCTTTTTCCAATCTATCAAATAGTTCTTTTTCCATTACTTCCCTTTCTTATGTACCTTATAAAGAGGATATAAGCCATTATGAAATATCCACTCGTGCACTTCATTATTTATATTTTCTTCTTCACAATCAACTTCTAACTCAAAATCAAATGTAATTTTATATGTATCCATTATTCCCCTTTCTAAATTAAAACGGTGGCTCATCTTCATAGTTTCCCATTGCAGAATTTTCTAAGTCCTCCGCCCTTTCTATTTCTTTATATATATATTTCAGTTCTCTTATTTGTTCTTTATAAACAAATCTTTGAACGTCATATCTGTTGTACCTTATATCACTCCACCACTTTATACCGTTCCGCTTCTCTTCTCTTATCTTATCTAGCTCTTCCTCTAATCTATTAATTAGATGTTCAACGATTTCGTATGAATGTGGGTAGCCTCCTGGAAACAACCTTTTCATTATGCCTCCTCCTTTATCAAAAAAGTTACAACTTTATCGTGTAAAAGTTCTACCTCTTTTATGTGGTCTTTATCATCTTTCTTATTACATAAGTCTTCTATGTAACTCATAAAAACAATACCTAATAAATCTATGTCTTTATCTAAATCCATTAATTGCCAACTCATTCTTCCTCCTCGTGTATGTGTGCTTCAAAGTGTCCTTTATCATCAATAGAATGTAAATCACCGAATCCTTGTTGCACTAAATTAATTGCTTCGTACTCGTGTTCTGCTTTTATTGTGTATATTTCTTGACGGGTTATTAAAACCTCGTAGGTCCTGAGCTTCATATAACCCTCACAATGTTCATATTATGTGAAATGAATTGTGTATTTAAATAACAATCATCATTTTCTTTTAGATACTCCAACACCTCTTGAAATGTTTCAAAGTCGGGAGTATGCCCATAGGTTGAATAACCACTCCAACCTATTTGCTCCTCTACATCATAAAGATTCGTGTCTTTATATTCTTCGTACAATTCATCTTCGGTGTAAAGTCCTATTGAGTCCTCCCACCAACACATAAATAAAGGCACGTCATATTTGTATTGTCTTTCCATTATTCCCCCTAATCCCAAAACAATCTACCCTCAGAATACCAAGCCGAGCCGTCTTCTGTTGTGTGTGTATGTCCGTCAAATTCGTCTTGCTCATCATCTGAAATAAGAGTGAGATTTTCCCACTCTTCAGTTACAGACCAACCGCATTCATTTAATCTGACCTCGTTCATTCTTTCCCCTCCGTTCTGTGTCAGCTCGGTTATATACTCCCTTGCTTCTTCTTCAGATTGAGCGGAAACGAATGCTTCGCTTTCTTGTGTGTAAGTTAATTTATATAAATTCATTTATATACCCCTTTTCTTTCTATTCTTCTTCTAATTCGTTTAATATTTCGTGAGCTATTTGATTGTATAAACAATACAAATTACCTCTTAATATATCTATTGGCGTTTCGTAACCTAGTTCGTTACCGTGCCATAATTCCCAATATTCCTCACCATCGTAATGGCTACAAAAATCAACTAACTCGGAATTGTAAACAGGAACTAAACTATCCGCTATTTCTGTTATATAGTCCTCTTTATAACTAGCATTTTGTAATTCCTCTTTATCAATACACTCAATTAATTCTTGTTTCATTGAATATCTTGAATATGATTTTGCTTCACATATTTCCATAATTACCCCTTTCAACTGATAATTTTTTTTTCTTAATTAAAGATACCATAAATATAATTATATGTAAAGGACATTTGACTATATATATTTTATTGATTGCTTCAAGGTCCTGAGAGTTTCCAGGAGTCGTAACCTATTAAATATGGTCGGGGGTGCTTGTCAATTCGCAACAGATACGGAACAGAACACCGCACAATATATGCACAATTACACAAACATAATACAGATACAGAAAGACAGTAAACAAAAGTTGTAAATATACTGTAAAACCTAATAATAATGTAATGCTAATGTCAATGTTGACGTTGCTACTTGTATATGTATGACCCTTATTTTTATGTAGAACAAAGTACTAGATAAAGTACAAGTATCGTACTATATATTGATAGGTTTACTAGACATACTACATCTAGTAGGTGCACTATCACAATAATATCTAGGTTGTTCACCTATTTGTTTTAGAGTGTTTTTACACTCTTTACATCTCATAAGTAAGATAATAGGTATGGGGGTGATTTTAATATAGCGGGCTCCTTTGCTGTTAAAAGCTAAAATGTGCTATAAAATTTTATGTTCTGTTGTCCTTGAGTACCAGGTTTGTGTTCCTACTTTATCGTATTACCGATTCCTGACTTTCTGACTCCCGATGCC